CCAGAATAACTGCACTAAAAAGCGAAGCAACAACATTGTTGGCCAGTTTGCGCAGCCTAAAAACTACTAGTACATCCCTGACATTCCTTGGCAAAATTGATTTGGCCATAGTGAATGTTGAGTTATTGATAGAACTACTGGACAAAGACATAACAAACATTCAACGGTTCAAAGCTGACTTGCAAAGCATATAAATATTAACATGACTACATTCGTCGGGTTCAACACCATCAACCAATACAAAAAGTTCACTCTTACAGATTTTGAGTTGATCAAACGTGACCTACTGAATGCATTTAACATACGTCAAGGACAACTGCCAGGACGTCCAGGATATGGCACAGTATTATGGGACTATGTGTTTGAACCACAAACAACTCAAACACAAAATTCAATCAATGCCGAAGTGCAACGTGTAGCAGGCGGTGACCCTAGAATATTCATCAGTGACGTTCAAAGTTATCCACAAGAAAACGGTATCTTGATTGAAATACAACTCACTGTGGTGCCCACCCAGAATGCTGAAATACTCGGCATATTCTTTGATCAACAGCAACGCACAGCCTCCTATGTATAACTACGCCGTTTTTCGTAACCATAAATACTCTGAGGTTACAGAACAATGGCAACAACCACTAGACAAACAGCAATATTTGGCGTAGAAGATTGGAAGCAGATCTATCAAACGTATAGAGAAGCAGACTTTCAAAGCTACGATTTTGAAACTCTACGCAAGAGTTTTGTAGATTATCTACGTTTGTATTACCCAGAAACATTCAATGACTACATTGAATCGTCAGAATTTATTGCACTCTTGGACATTATTGCGTTCATGGGGCAAAGTCTTGCATTCCGTACTGACCTTAACACTCGTGAAAACTACATGGACACTGCCGAACGTAGAGATTCAGTAGTGCGTCTTGCCAATCTAGTAAGCTACAGTCCCAAACGCAACACAGCCTCACAAGGATTGTTAAAAGTATTCAATGTCACAACCACAGAAAATGTTGTGGACTACAACGGAATCAATCTTGCCAACGTCACAGTAGACTGGGCTGACCCCACAAACCCAGACTGGCAAGAACAGTTTACTGCTATTCTCAATGCAGCCATAGTTGACACACAACGGGTAGGACGTCCTGCAAATCGTCAAACACTACTGGGTGTGCGTACTGATGAATACGCATTAAATTTAATTCCTGGCTTCTTGCCTGTGATTCCTTACACCGCCACAGTTGACGGAGTAAACATGCCATTTGAAGCAATTACTTCTACCAGCGTGGGACGTGATTACTTGTACGAACCAAGCCCTGTGCCCAACGCACCGTTTAACATTTTGTATCGCAATGATCAATTAGGTTTTGCTAGCGCCAACACAGGTTACTTCTTTGCATTCAAACAAGGCACACTGCAGAACACAGACTTTAACCTTGCTGAACGTATCAGCAATCGCACAGTCAATATCAATGTTGAAGGCGTCAACAACGAAGACCGCTGGTTGTTTGAACTTGACAACCTAGGCAATATCAATCGCGAGTGGGACTATGTAGAAAGCGTATACACCGCAGCCGCAGAACAGCAGGTTGAACTGCGCCCAATTTATTCTACAACCAGTCGTGCCAACGATCAGATTACTCTACTGTTTGGCGACGGTGTGTTCAGTGAAATCCCTGTGGGAATTTTCCGTTGTTATACTCGTGCAAGTAATGGATTGCAGTACATTATCAATCCAGAAGAAATGCAAAACGTTACTTTGCCAATCAGTTACACTGATCGCAATGGTAACTTGCAAACTATCACATTCACCTGTGGCATTACACAACCTGTGAGCAATGCACAGGCACGTGAAAACATTGATCAAATCAAACAACGTGCTCCTGCACGTTACTACACACAAAATCGTATGGTCAATGGCGAAGACTATAACCTGTTTCCGTACACTGCTTACAATTCGATTATCAAAAGCAAAGCATTGAACCGTAGTTCAATTGGTACCAGTCGTTATTTGGATCTCGTGGACAACACAGGCAAGTATAGTTCAACCAACACCTTCTCCAGCGATGGTGCACTATGGGAAGAAAACATTCTTCCTACTATCTTGTTCTCTTGGATTAATCGTAACGAAATTGCTGACTTTATTACAAACCAAGCGCAACCTGCGCTAGGTGCGGATACAATGAAACAGTTCTACTACGCCAACTTTCCGCGCATTGATACTATCAATACAGGTGCAACTGCCGGAAGCACCTGGCAGCAATCAACTACGTTGGCCAACGAAACCACAGGCTACTTTAAAAATTCTGTAGGCAATGCTATTCCTGTTGGATCAAGTACCAGTACAGATTTTAAATACGTGCAAGTAGGTAGCCTCATTGAGTTTGTTGCTCCCACCATCAATGGTGTAGCATATTACTTTGACAAAAATAATAAGTTGCAACCGGGTACACCAACCAAGCCAGATGAAAAAACTTCTATCTGGGCTGCTCCACAAGCCATCATTGGCGATGGATACAACGGCGGTCAAGGCAACTTGTTGAGTGGTGCTGGTCCTGTTACAATCAACAACTTTGTGCCTACCGGCGCAGTGGTCAATACTATTATTCCATTGTTTACTACAGACTTGCCAGTGAGTCTTGAACAACAAATGGCTGAACAAATTGAGTTGTTCCGTAATTTTGGGCTAGGCTATGCCAACACCACTATTACCACGCCACAAGGTGCTACTATTCCTGCAGGCACTTGGTACCTAATAACACAACAAAACTTAGATGCATACTCATCTACCAATCCAGCTACCTGGAGCCAAACTTATGCAGGCGATACATCTGGTGGCAACGACGATGCTAGTTGGCTGGTACAGTTTGTGGTTGAAAATCAAAACTACACAGTGACCTTGCGTGGCCTGGCCTATTCTTTTGGTTCAGTGCTACAAACACGATTCTTCTTTTATGATAATCAATTGATCTATGACAGCAGAACTGGCACCATTATCAAAGACTTTATCAATGTGTTGGCCATGAACTCGCAACCTGCATCATCATCTCCGTTGCAAGGCGATGTGGTAATGAACATTATTGGACAACCTGTAGAGAGTGATGGCTATGTTGATGACTTCCAGGTGCTAGTCAGCTATCGTGACAGTGACAACGATGGTGTGCCTGATGATCCAGATTTCTTTGATACTATTGTAGGCACTGTACCTGCAACACCCAGCGCAAGCTCTCCGTGGATTTTCTTGCAACAAACAGTGGACTTTGATAACTTGCAACGCTACTTGTTGGTAGAGCCTGGTGTAGTAAACGCAGATTATGCTACCATTGATGCTATTGAATTGGTCAAGACTGAGTGGACACCAGGACAAATATTCTATGCCTACAGTCAAGGCACATTCTGGTTGTTGAGTATCAACGTAAACAATGTTCGTACGTTGGTCGAACAATCAGGATGGATTGCTCGTAATGGTAGACAAGCATTGTACTTCCAGTATCGTCATAACTCGCCACTAACAAATCGCATTGACCCAGGCACCACAAACATCATTGACCTGTATGTGGTCACACAAAGTTATTACACAGCATATCAAAACTGGATCCGTGACACAACAGGTACTGTGATTGAGCCAAGTGTGCCCACAATTGATGAACTGTCAACTGCCTATCAAGGACTTGATGACTACAAGATGATTTCAGATAACATTGTGTTGAACTCTGTAAACTTCAAGCCGTTGTTTGGTGCCAAGGCCGCACAACAACTACGAGCCACAATCAAAGTGATTCGCACAGACAACTAGGCACAATCATCAGCTCTGTTGTGTTGGTACCACTGGACACACAAAAGAGTTTTGGAGACTTGTATGAGATTAGATCTGAACCCAACCAAATCTTTGTGAATGCAGCGGACATAACTAATATAGATGTGATTGAAGCCCTGACCAGCACCAATCTTAGAACAGCACCAGGCAGTGGAGTCATTTAATGGCAAAAGTACGAAGCGTAGATTTTTTACCTGAAATTTTTCAGACAGATGTAAACAAACAGTTCCTGGCGGCCACGCTGGATCAGTTGATACAAGAGCCCAAGTTTAAAAAGACTCAAGGTTTTGTTGGTCGCACTGTGGGTCCAGGTGTAAATCCCAATGAAAAATATGTTGTAGAGCCAACCAAGGTTCGTGCAGATTATCAGCTGGAAGCAGGCATCATTAGTCTTGAGCCTGATACAGACATCATCAAAGATGCAATCACTTATCCAGGACTGCTAGACAGTATCAGTTATCAAGGTGGCAATGCTACCAAACCTGATCGCCTGTTTGAAAGTCAATACTACACCTGGGATCCGTTTATTTCCTGGGATACGTTTATTAACTTCAGCCAATATTTCTGGCTGCCCAATGGCCCTGATGCAGTAGATGTGGCAGCCACAGGTGTTCCAGCTACAAACAATTTCACAGTTAATCGTGCCAACGGAGTGTACACATTCTCTGGCCTGCAAGGAAACAATCCCACAGTTGATTTGGTTCGTGGAGGTAGCTATGCATTTGATGTTGCACAAAATGCCAAAGAAACTGTAAACTACAGTGTAGGCAATGCTGGCAACAGTGCATTTGTTATTGACTTTGCTAACAATCCCACATTGACTTTGGTGCGCGGCGATACCTATGTGTTTACTATGAATCTCTCTGCGCCTTATCCTTTTTATATCAAGTCGGCACCTAGCACTGGATTGAATAATATCTACAGCTCAGGTGTGACCAACAATGGTGCAATCATAGGACAGGTAATATTTGTTGTGCCACAAGATGCTCCAGATACACTATACTATTCTACCACAACACAGACCAATCTTAAAGGACAGATCAACATTGTAGATGGCACACCAGGCACTGGTCCAGGATTTTGGATTCAAACAGCCCCTGGGGTCAACGGAAAAGTTCCAACTACTCCAAACATCAGTAGCCGTGATGTGTTTGGTGTGACCAACAATGGTGAAGACCTTGGCACCATTACATTTAACGTTCCTACTAAAACTGCACAACAGTTTTATTACGGCCTGCCACTGATTGCCTACAACAACGGTGCTGTTGATTTGATCACTGATCTCAAGTTTGATCAAATCAACAATATCACTGTGGACGATTTCTTAAACACCTATGGCGGCATTGACGGAATTCAAGAACTTAATGATCGCACTCTGGTATTTGAAAATCCCACAGTAGATCCTGAAACAGGCGGATGGTATAGAACCACATTCTTTGATCCCTTGGCACAAGGTGCAGCTAATAATGGTCTACCAGGTAGCTACGACAGTTTGTTGTATGCACAACAAACAGAAGTACCAGTCGGCGAACGCTTTAGCGTATGGCAGATTAGCTATGTGACCAACAATGGAGTTACATATCTTCAATTGAACAGCATAGCATCCATTGGAGAGTTAGAAAAATTTCAAATTTTATACGGAACAACTTACGCTAGTACATATTGGTTTAAAAATGATGCTGGTATATTTCGTCAGGTACCTTTGCTGAGCGCACTACAAGATACCTTGTACTACCAAGACGGTACAGATCCAGAAATCTTTGGTCGTATCAGATTAATTGAACAAACACAAAGTTCAACATTGTACATTGACGAAATCTTAGGCAAGACCACTTACACAAGTCCTAACGGTGTTGCATTTACCAACGGAATCAAAGTGGTATTCCGTGGAGATGTTGAGCCTGCTAGTTATATCAACAACGAATACTATGTCAGTGGGGTAGGCGTGGCCATTGAGTTGTTGCCTGTAGAAAATTTTATTACTCCTGAAACTTACGTTGTTAACAACAACGACAGTAGTCTTCCCATTCCAGAAGATTTAGATTACCTAACTATTGATCGTGCCAGCAAGGATCTAAATGCTTGGACTCGCAGTAACCGGTGGTTCCACATTGATGTTATCAATGCCACAGCAGAATACAACAACACTGATATCACAATTGACAATCAGTATCGAGCCAAGCGTCCTATTGTACAGTTCCGCCCAGGCGTGCGACTGTTTAATATGGGCACTGAAGGCAAACAACCAATTGACGTAATTGACTTTGAAGAAACTGATGCATTTAGCAATGTTGAAGGCACTACAAGTTACACTATAGATGGATATGCAGTAGTCAATGGCAGCCGAGTAATTTTTGCCGCCGACGAAGATGCTAATGTGCGTAACAAAATTTGGGTGGTAAACTTTGTTGAGCCAGACTCAGTACCTCCGTTAATTGCGCAACCTATTATTAACTTGACACTTGCCACCGACGGAGAAGTACTAGTAGATCAATCAACTGTGTGTCTCAAAGGTGATACTCTTGCAGGATTGACTTTTTGGTACGATGGTGTCGCCTGGATAGAATCTCAGCTTAAGACTAGCATTCAACAAGCACCGTTGTTCAACGTCTACAACGCCGACGGCATAAGTTTTAGCAATCGAGTAACCTATCCATCGAGTACGTTTGCAGGATCAAAGTTGTTTAGTTACGCTGTTGGCGATACCACTGTGCTTGATCCTATCTTGCAATTCCCATTGCAGTATTTGAATCTTAACAACGTTGGTGATATTGTATTTGAAAACAACTTGTATAAAGACACATTTTTGTATGTGCAAGACAATGTCAGCGTTACTGATCCTATCAGCTCAGGTTTTGTTAGAGAATATGCAACTAGAACATTGTTTGACCGACTGATTGGGTGGACTGATGCTGCCACTCAAACACAAATACGTCAACAGTTTAAATTTACGTTTGATGGTTCACCTTTAAAGCTAGATGTACAGGCACAAAGCACCGGAATATTGCCAGCGGTCAAAGTATATGTAGGCAGTAATTATCGAGACCCTGACACTTACACTGTGTCAACTACATCCACTACTACCACTATTACCTTGGACAACACATATGCCATAGGCGACATTGTTGAAGTATTAGCACTCAGCGACCAGACCAGCCAGGTAGCGTTTTATCAAGTTCCTATTAACTTAGAGAAAAATCCACTCAACGGCAACAGCAATAGCTTTACCCTGGGTACTATTCGCACACATTACGAAAGTATCTGCGAAAACTTAACCACCCTTGTGGGTCCTATCAATGGTGCCAACAACACACGTGACCTAGGTGAAATTGGTCCTTACGGCTTGATCATCTTGCAACAGAGTGCTCCACTGACCTTGACAGGATATTTTAATCGCAGCCAAGACTATAACATTTTTGCCAGCTTGCAATACAATGCAAGAGAGTACCAAAAGTTTAAAAACTTGCTGATGCAAGAAGTAACAAACTTGACCATACAGTATGATACCACAGTGGCAGATATTTTGGTTGACGCTATGACCAATATCACACTGGGCAAAGTTGAATCAAACCCGTTCTATTGGTCAGACATGATTCCAACTGGTTCTGTATACACACAGACCAACTACAATGTGAGCTTGATTACCACCAACGTATTTGATACCACACAAGTTTATAACTATACTTCTGCAAATTATCTTGGATTGAATGTGTTCAAGAACAATGTGTTGTTGACCCGCGGATTTGACTACACTGTGGCTACTGACGGACCTCGTATCACTGTGTTGACCACACTGGCCGTTGGCGACATTATCAGCGTACAAGAATATTCTGCTACCTATGGCAGTTTTGTGCCCAACACTCCTACCAAGGTGGGATTGTATCCAGCATATCGTCCTGAAATTGCCACAGTAAGTACAACCACAGGCACAGCACTAGTCATTGTTGGACACGACGGCAGCCAAACTCCTGTGTTTGGCGATGTGCGGGATGATGTGTTGCTGGAATTTGAAAAACGAATTTATAACAATTTGAAACTGGATGGCAACCCAGTGCCATTAACAATCACAGATGTACTACCAGGTCAGTTCCGCGAAACAGGATACACGTTTGAAGAAATTTCAAACATCTTGAATCTTGACTTTTTGAGCTATGTGGGCTGGAACAAACTGGATTATACCACACAGAATTACATTGTCAACAATGAGTTCTCTTGGAATTATTCTCAAGCACAGAACAAACTCACTCCAGGTGAAACATTGATTGGCGCCTGGCGAGGTATCAATCGATATTTCTACGACACAGAAGACCCAGCAAATACTCCTTGGGAGATGTTGGGACTGTCTATCAAACCCACCTGGTGGAATACTGTTTACGGCCCAGGTCCATACACTAGCGACAACTTGGTGTTGTGGGACGATCTTGAACTGGGCCGTGTGGCTGATCCTGCTGGTGCTTACATACTGCCTGCATATGCCCGCCCTGGCCTAAGTGAAGTTATTCCTGTGAATTCAGAAGGTGCATTATTAAGCCCATTTGATTCTGTGGTAGGCGATTATACTGATAATACTTTCCAAAAGAGCTGGATAGCAGGAGACGGTAGCCCTGTAGAATCATCATGGTGGAACTCTAGTGCATACCCATTTGCTGTGATGCGTGTGTTAGCGTTGACTCGACCTGCTAAGTTTTACAGCTTGTTTGCTGATCGTGATTTATACAGATATAGCAGTGAGTTTGGACAGTACTTGTACAACGATCGTTATCGACTGGATGCCAACGGTATCCAAGTTTACGGCAACGGCACAAGCAAAGCCAGCTACATTGACTGGATTGTTGACTACAATCGTCAAACTGGTATTGACAGTACCACAGCATTAGAAGCAGATCTAGCCAGCATCGATGTTCGACTGTGCTACAGAATGGCCAGCTTCAGTGACAAACAATACATTAAAATTTACACTGAAAAATCAAGCCCTAACTCAGTTAACTCAACACTGTTGATTCCTGACGAAAGCTACAACTTGTTGTTGTACAAAAATCAGCCTTTTGATCGTGTGATCTACAGCAGTATAATTGTACAAATGGTTGAAGGTGGATATGCAGTATTTGGATACTCAAATGCGCAACCATATTTTAACATTTTGGTTAGTCAATCCATTGGCCGACTACAGCCATACACTGTGGGCGATGTTACTGTTCGAGTACCCACTGCTTACACCAACACAGTGGCACAGATCCCATACGGATATGTGTTTACCAATCAAACCAGCGTGTGTGACTTCTTGTTAAGTTATGGCCGGTTGTTGGAAGAACAAGGATTAGAGTTTACAGACCGTGCCAATGGATATACCTTGGACTGGTCACAAATGGTTGTGGAATTTTTGTACTGGAGTCAACAAGGATGGGACGCCAATTCACTTATCAATCTTAACCCATTGGCTAGTGCGCTGACCATAACCAAGCCAGGAGCAGTGGTAGACAGTATTGCCACACAGACCAATGAAAATGTATTGTTGGATCAAAACAAACGTGAACTGCCCACACGTGATATTAATATTGTGCGTCTTGAAAATACCCTGACATTGCAACCGTTGACTAATCAAAGTTTAAGTTTTGCTGATTTACGATTCACAAACTTTGAACATATGATTGTGTTGAATAACCAGTCAGTGTTTGGTGACTTGATCTATGAACCCATCACAGGTGCTCGTCAGAGTCGACTGAACTTTGTGGGCATTACCACAACTGAATGGAACGGCACAGTTGATGCGCAGGGATTTATTTTAAATCAAGACAATGTAGAAGAATGGTCTGGTTTGAAGAAGTATACCAAAGGTCAGATTGTCAAGTACAAAGATCAGTATTGGTCCGCCGCCACAATAGTTGATCCTAGCATTGAGTTTGATTTTAACAACTGGATCAAGAGCGACTATACACAAATTGAATTGGGTTTGTTGCCTAACATTGCCAACAAAGCCAACCAGTTGCAGAACTCTTACAGTATCAACACTGCCAACTTAGAAAGCGATAATGACCTGTTGAGCTACGGCTTGATTGGTTTCCGTCCTCGACAGTATATGGCAGCATTGAATCTTGATGATGTTAGTCAGGTAAATGTTTACTCACAGTTCTTAGGCAGCAAAGGCACAATCCTTTCAGCAGAGTTGTTGAGCAATGCCAACCTTGGTAAAGAGTCTGCAGACTATCAAATTTATGAGAACTGGGCCGTGCAACGTGCAGTGTATGGTGCCAATGCTAATCGTAGTTTTGTTGAATTGAGATTGGATCGTGCATTATTAAGCGCCAACCCAAGCCTGGTGCAAGTGATCAACCCACAACAACAAAGCCAAGCTGATCAACAGATCTTGTTGAGCAACGTGTGGCGACAGAGCTATAAGTTGCCATCGCCAGACTTCTTGCCTACAACACTGACCACAAACACAGATACTGCTCTGCCCACAGCTGGTTACGTAAGTCTTGACGACGTAGACATCACTACATTTGATCTTGGAACTGGTTCTACAATCTTGGCCAATATTGATGCAGTTCGAGTTGGCGCTACTGTATGGGTGGCCAAAGTCAACAACTACGATTGGGACATTTATCGTTGTGTGTCAGTGCCAGGCTACATTGATCACGTGTGTGACAATTTGGACGGTACATCTATTGTTAACTTTACCAAAGAGCACGGATTGTCTGTAGGTGATCGACTAATCATCAAACAGTTTGATATTCGTGTTAACGGTGTTTATCGAGTGCTAACTGTGCCTGGTGTCAACAGAGTCACTGTGGCATATAGTTTTGTACCTGGTGGCCAAACAGTTATCAACGGTGTTGGTATTGGCTTTACACTACAAACACAACGTGTGGTGCAAGCCAGCGATATTTTAGATTTGCCATACTCTACTGATATTCAAGCTGGTGCAAAAGTTTGGGTTGATGATGACGGCACAGGACATTGGGAAGTGCTAGAAAAGCAAGATCAATTCTCTGCGGTTACAGAGCTAGCCCCGGTCTTGCTTGACGCCACTGAACAGTATGGTCAAAGTGTAGCACAGGCCAACAATCGCCTGGCAGCCTTGGTAGGCAGCCCACGATACGGATCCAGCATACCAAGCGACACCAACAAAGGTGGCGTGTATGTGTATGTTAAAAACTATTCAGATCAATACATTCCAGTAAGTCCAGTAGGCCAAGTTGATGCTATTTTAACACTAGATGTTACAGGAGTTAGAGGTTATGGCAATGCTGTGGATTTTGGCTATCAAGACTGGGCAGTAGCAGGTGCTAGCAAAAGCCGCGGACTTGCTGACCAAGCTGATGTTGGATATGCCGCAGTTATCTATCGAGACCCTGACCTTGGAGAGCCTGGTACCAATCCGTTTACACAGTCACAACTGTTGATTTCTCCAGATAATACATCTCCAGGAGAATTTGGGTACAGTGTTGCCATCAGTCAAGATGAACGCTGGATGTACATTGGTGCCCCGGGTGTGAACAAAGTACATGCTTACGGCAGAGTTGACTGGCAAGATCAAATAATCAAAGTATTTGCCAATGGCACGTCAACTACATATGCCATCAACGACACTATTCAGATTGACAACAAGTACCAAGTAAAAGTTACACTAAACGGACAGTTACAAACTGTTGATGTTGACTACACAGTTAGTGCAGGATTAAACTCAATTACTTTTACTACTGCTCCTGGTGTTGTAGCGGCTACTGGTATTGTGGTTGATAATACCTATACAATTTTGTCTGCGGGCACTACTGACTTTACCTTGATTGGCGCACCCAACAACAATGTTGGAACAACATTTGTAGCCACAGCGGCAGGCACTGGTACAGGTACTGTGTTGTTTGAAACACTAATTGAGTTTGCAAGATACAACAACGTTCAAATTCCTTATAATGCAGCTACGTTTGATTTGTCTCAAGATACTGATGCCAACGGAGTAGAAGTTGGATTGTTCACCGCTTCTACCCCAACGTCAACTATTGACTCGTTTAGTATTAAAGTAACTAGACCAACTGTTTTTTCTGATGTGTTGTTGCGTCCTGGCATTGATTATACCTTTGCTGGAACCACGGTTACACTGACTCCAGTAACACCGTTTATATCAACAGACATCATTGTTGCTTCGTCTCAAAGCTACTTTGAATTTGTTCATACTTTAACGGTTGCTGGACTTGCAGCCGATGCAAGATTTGGTCACAGCGTAACTACTACAACAGATGGCAGACAAGTTATAGTTGGCTGTAAAGACAATGACATCACAGTAGATGGCACCACCTACACTGAAGCAGGTAGTGCATATGTGTTTGATCGCAATGTACAAAAATTCATCTACGGAACAGACCCATCGTCCGTAACATTCAATGCCCTGGGCACAGTTACCGCACCTGTAAGTGTGCTGGTCAATGGCGAGTTCTTGATCAACCAAACTGACAGCGTGATCAACGGCCCTGGTTCTTTTGCTGTATCAGGTAATGACATAACCATTGAAGAACCTCTAAACATTGGTGACATTGTTGAAATTGAAACTAATCAGTTTACACAAGTTCAAGAGGTTATACAACAAACAGTAAACTCATCAAACATAGTAGTTGATAGTCCAGCAGAGTTTGTGAACTTTGGACAAACAGTGGACATTTGCAGTTACAATTGTAGTTTGTATGTTGGTGCTCCACAAGACAGCGTAAGCGGATGGAAAGCTGGCGCTGTACATCGTACTGTGAATCAAAGTCGTGTGTATGGCACAATTACATCAACCATCGCAAACCCCACACTTACAGCTGGAGAAACGTTGCGTGTGAACGATATTGATGTAGCAGTTCCAGCTAGCCCAAACAACACTCTTGCAGGTCTAGCTTCTGCAATTAATTCTGCAGTACCAAACGTTACTGCCACAGTTTCTGCCACCGGATATCTAACACTGACTGTCACAAACGCCACAGCCGCACTCACAGGCAACAAACTACAAGTAGCCCCGGGTTCATCAACGGGCAGTACAGTATTTGACAACATTGGGTTCAACACCTTTGTGTACACTCAAACCATTTACAGTCCTTACCCAGTGGACTTTGCAGGCTTTGGATCCAGCCTGAGCATTGACTCCACTGCTACTAACCTTGTGGTAGGATCACCTCGCGGTACATTGTATTATTTTGTTATCTTTGATGATGGCACCACAATCTTTGACGAAGACAGTACAGAATTTTTCAGCATTGCTACACAAAGTGGAGCAGTTTACACATACGACTATTTGCCCAGCGCCAGTGATAATGTAACTGATCCAGGTAAGTTTGTGTTTGGCCTGCAATTATACGACAGCAATGTTGAGTCGTATGACAGTTTTGGTACTGCTGTAGACTACACTGATGGTGTGCTCATGATTGGTGCTCCAGGCAACGACAGCAACGACAGCGCAGGTGGAGACCAAGGTCGTGTGTTTGTGTTTGAAAATCCCAACCGTGTACCTGCGTGGACCATCATCCGCACACAACAACCTGTGGTGGATGTTCAACTATTAAACAGTGTGTTCACATATGACAAACTGACGTCAGCAAGAACCCAGCAGTTTGATTTCTTTAATCCCTTACAAGGTAAGATACTTGGTGCTGCCAAACAAAATATCAATTACATTGGCGCTGTAGATCCTGCGGCCTACAATGTTGGTGCTGCCAACAATATTGGTAACTCTTGGACTGCAGAGCATGTAGGTGAAATGTGGTGGGATATTAGCACAGTGCGATTCATTGACCCCAACCAAGATGACATTGTGTACGCAAGTCGTCGATGGGGTCAAGTATTCCCAGGGTCAACTGTGGACATTTACCAGTGGACACAAAGCTCAGTACCTCCAGCAAACTACACAGGTACAGGCACACCGTTGAACATTCTCAGTTACACAATAAGTAGTCGTCTTGGCATTGATGGTGTGTTTAACACTTACTATTATTTCTGGGTACGTGGTGTTACTACAGTTGCAACTCAACAAGGCAAGACGCTGAGTGCGCAAACTGTATCTGAATACATTGCCAACCCCAAGAGCAGTGGTATTTCGTATGTGGCACCTAT